TGATGCAAAGAAATCATCAGCAATATGATTTGGAATGAATGCAAACTCATCAAGGAATATAACATTATATGATCCCCCACGAACAGCAGATGATGAAGTAGAGTTTGAGGATATTTTAGAACCATTCTCCAATTCTAAACTACCTTTATTCCATGATATTATACCTTGTTGCATCCATGTAGGTAAATTTTCATATGCCAGTTGTAATCTGCCAAGTAAATCTCTAGCGGTAGATGCCTTGTTTGCAAGAATAGCAATATTTACATTATCATTAAAAACTGCATAATGCAGTAAATAAGACACACACGTCGTAGACTTACCAGTCTGTCGTGGCATCTTACATATATTAAATCTATGTTCATGGAATCTCTCAATCAATTTCTCTTGGAAATCGTACATGTCAAATTTTACTAATCCATAATCCAGAGAAACAATTTGAATATAATTTCTTGCAAAATAAACAGGATCCTGTTTACATTTCATAAACTCTATTATCTGCTCTTCAGTATACTCATGTTGAGTATTAGCCCTCTTTAAATTGGGATTACCCAAATATATCTCATTGGAAGCCATAATCTAAGTCCTCAATTAATGGTGTGATTTACCACATTTTATACAGGGATCGCATCCACATCCCTTACAGTCGCATGGAGTTGTCATAAGATTTACTTAAGATTTCTTATTATTATTTAGAAATCCATCTTTCAGCATCTTTGATAACTCAGTTGTAGATCCTACAAATACAGCATTATTAGTAACATTATTAGTAGTTTTATTCATCTCTTCATCAACTTCTCTAACTTTTTTCTGAAGTTCCATCAACTTATCAGTAGTATCGGCAACTGACTTAAGAATTTGACCAGCAACCTCATAAGCTCTAGGACTTGCAGTTTCACCTGCTACTTCCATTATACCATTAAGAGATTCTTGACCCTTTTCAATCAAGGAATATAAATTAGCACGACTATATTCATAATCCTTTTTAACCTCATCAGGTTTTTGGGATACTTCAACCTTAGCAGGAGCATCTGCCTTTATGATATCACTTTTAGTATTAAGTGCTTCATCAATAGGATCATAACTAGACATGACTATTAAATATCCTCTTGTCTTGTTGGACTATAAGATTTAGCATCACCCAAATCTTGCCAACTTTCACTAAATCCAAAATCATCACCAGGTCCAGCATCAGCAGGAACAGGAGTAGCAGTATATCTCATTTCCCGTTTAGCAGTCTTAGTATCAGTACTACCGTAAATATCTGCCTGAACTTTCTTAATCAGGCCATCCGTAGTAGCAGCAATAGGACCGAATAGATAAGTCTTAGCAGTAAAATTTAAAGTATAGATAAGTGCTCTTCTAGTTGAAAAATCTCCTTCATAATCATCTTGAAAAGATATATTATCTAATATAACAGGAATATCTCTTTTTTCTCCAATTGAACTTACTAAATCTACTGTAAGATTAAATGAAGGTTGGAAGTATGGTAATATTTGTTCTACAATCTGCAATGCATCATCATTTAATTTTGTGAAAATACTTAACTCAAATCCAATATTATATGGAACAGGCATATAGACTTTTTTTAAGTTTGTACCATCCGAAGTCTTAAATGTCTGAGTAACACCTGCTTTCCTAGTAGGATCATATGCAATAGTATTCATTTCAAATGACATTCTAGGTAATGTAATCTGAACTGATTTATTTAAATCTGCTTGCTGCTCTAATCTAGCAAGAAATTTTTGAGCAGGGCCATATGATAAGGGAACTTGCATTTCACCTGTATCACTATGCCTAATACCTATTTGATTAAAAACAGTACCGAAAGAGATAATAGTCTTTCTAATAATTTCGTGATAATAATAAGTGCCTAACATTATACTTGTCCAAAGGGATTTGATTCACTAAAGTCCACAATAGCGTCTGCTTCTGTCTCTATTTCAGTGTTCTGATCATATTTATCCTCAAATTCAGCCGCCTCAATATAATCAACAGTATACTCTGCACCAGATGTGGATCCAATAGCAACATCACCAGGTATGAATGTACCATCGGTAGTTCCCAATTTAAGAGTACCTGCATCCTTATCCCAACTCTTAACTCTACCAATAGCTCCAGAAAGAGATCCTGTAACTTGCTCATTAAATTGATAAGTTCCAATACCTGTAATTAATGGAGGTGGAGAGACTGTTGCTATTCCTGTTCCAGCAGTATATCCAATACCAGCATCGGAAATTAGAACCTGTGTAATAGTATTGGCAATACTTACAAGTACTCTTCCAGTTGCTGTACCAACCCCAGAAGTGGGTGTTGTGAAATATAAATCTGGTGCAATAGGATAACCACTACCAGGAGCATCAATATTAACAGTTCCAATTCCAATACCATTTTCCACTATTACAGCAGTTGCAGCTGCTCCTACACCATGTGTAGTAGTAATTCCATTAGTAGTAGTGGTTGCGGTGCTTACAATAGTAACTGTAGGTGCCACCGTATATCCCATACCTGGTTGTGTTAATAATATTTCCTTAACAGAGTATATGTTATTAACAGATGTAGTTATAGCAACTGCAGTAGCATCTACTCCACCAGAAGGGGCAGTAGTTATTGCCACGCTAGGAACTTGTGTATAATCATAACCATCATTATTAAGAAGAATATTTCTAACATATCCTGTAGATGTAGATACACCTAAAGATGCCGTAGATCCTATAGAAATTAATTTCAATTCGGTCATATAACCGTACTCCATTACAGAATCATCAAGTTCCTGATTAGATGTTGATTCTTGATTCCATCCAGCAAACTCATCTTCAAGTTCAAATAATTCACACTGCAATTCATAAACGTAATTTTTTTGTAATTGGTAAAATGGTTTTTCATGCTCTACAAATTTCACCTCAAACATTCTTTGTCCCAATGGGAAATATATTAAATCACCTTCTCTTGGCCTAGTAGCTACATTAATTTCACTCTCTGGCATTGTTAATAAAAAAGGAGAAATGAAATCCTCAAACCTTTCTTTGGATATTGTAACAACCAAATCATCTTTTAGACTCATACCAAATTTAGTCATTATATCTCCAGCACCAGTATACCCTTCATATGTGTTTACATACGCCTCAATAGAAAAATTATCATTGAATGCAGAATCCTCTACTTCCCTAAAAATATTATCTGTTTTTATAATTTTTCTAGGCAAATAAACTACATCAATGCCATAGGTCTTTAACTGCTCATTAATTAAATCCTGAACAAGTCTTTGTTCTCCTTGAGAACCTTGTAAAAAGAAGGGGTTTAATGCCATTATCCTATTAAATCAAGAGGTGGTAATTCATATTCACTACTCATTTTTTCTCTAATATAATCTATTTCTCTTTGCCCATCATCATATATTTCTCTTCCATTAAACTCAATTCCACCAGGTAATTTAACTCCTCTAAACTTAATTAGATTTTGACCCCACTGTCTTTTTATAAGAGCAGTTGCATATCTCTTTAAGAATGAATCGTTCCATACACCAGCAAATTCTGTAGGATTTAAAAGTCTATAACAATCAAGAACAAAATAAGTTCCAGCCTCTTCTGAAGCCCAATCAATATCCAGATATAATCTATCTTGTCGTTGATTAAATCTTATCTGCTTATCAGTAGTTAATAGAAAATCTATATCTTCTAGATAAGTTTTAACCATAGAATATTGTAGTAATTCAATAGAATTGAAAAAATACAAATCATTAAGCATTAACTGATATTTGATACTAAACATTCCACCTGAAATAGAACTGGTATCAAACTTAAATATCTTTTCTACACCAATAACTGATTCTGGAACTTGAATAAAATTAGAATTTTCATACCAATTAAATGACATAGTTCCAACTCCACTCACATCAGTAGAATTGGTAGTTGTTGTAACAATACCTACACCAGTAGTAGGATCTGCTTTTCCTCTATCAATATCATCTTGTGTTACTTTATATTTTAAATACATCCTTTCAACACCGTCAAAATGACGTTCATTGAAAAGTTGTAACGCATCATCTATTAAATCATCTACCTGATCGTCATCAACGTTAATCTCCAATACAGGAGCACCTAATTGTCTGAGGCAGTAATTTTTAAATTCTAGTCTAGTTGTTGGTTTTGCCATTAGTAAGATCCTCCATCGATTAATCCAGCAGTTAATGTTCCATCAACAAATAAATTTTGTGCAAATGTTGCTATTCCTGCACCAGTTAATGTTCCATCAACAAATACATTTTGTGTAAATGTTGCTATTCCTGCACCAGTTAATGTTCCATCAACAAATACATTACTAGTAAATGTTGAGATTGCACCAAAAGTTGATATTCCTGCAGTTACAACTATTCCACCAGTGGTAACTCTAAGTCCCTTTCCAGCAGTAACAATTCCAACAGAATCAATATTTGTTACATCTTCTTTTGTTAATGTTCCAGCAATAGAAACATTACCCTCAAATTTAGCATCTCCTACAAATGTTGATAATCCCGATACCTTTAAAGTATCAGTCTCAACATGTCCATTAACATCCAATCCAGTTAGAGTTCCTAATGAAGTAATATTAGGTTGTGCAGCAGTATTAACAGTACCAGTTAAGTTACCAGTGAATGTAGTTGCTGTAATAGCACCAGATACATTTACATCATCAAGTTCAGTATGACCATCAACATCTAAGTTACCATTTGCATCTATGGCACCAGTAAATGTAGAGACACCAGCAACGCTTAAGTCACCACGTAGAGTAGAAATACCAGTTACATCTAAATTTCTAGTGGTAA